TTGGGCATGATGAAACAAGAAATGGATTTGGCGGTTAAACATCTTAAAGGAGCTAGAGCAGAGCCAGAGCAAATTGCTCAAGCTGAAACTGCTAGAGATATGGTTTATGAAGCCATACCTTTCCAAACAAAAGATGTTCTTGCTCTTTTGCGTCAAGGCGGTCGCTCTCTTGTTGACAACCAAACAACGCAAATACTTCAAACTTCTGAACGAATTAAGAAGTTTGAACAAAGAATACAAAAAATGTCTCGCGCTCAAGCTGCTGGTGAGGTTGCGCCTGCGGCTCCTGCCGCTCCGACTGCCGCTGCTCAAGAGAGCGAGAACAAGAGGGCTGCTCGCGCTGCGATTGCTGCTGGCGCTCCTCGCGAGGCTGTCATTCAACGTCTGCAAGAGGCAGGCGAAGATATTTCGGGGCTATAAATGGCTGATCTCTCCTTTGACGACCTCATCCCGAAACAGCCGTCTGGCGGCAAGAAGGAACTAGATTTCGGTGATCTGGTTCCTAAAGCTGAGCCGGAAGGCCGTTTTCGCGGTGGCTACAAGCGTCAAGTGCGCGAGGCTTTCGAGCGTCCTGCGGAAAAGCCGCCTGCTCCGACGATGGGTGAGCTTGGTGAAAAATATAAAGATGTCGGCATTGGAGCTGTGTCTGCAATTCCCGGCTTGCCCGGTGACATTGAAGCATTAGGTCGCGTTCCTTTGCGGCCTTTTGGCGTGTCTCGCGAAACTGTCTTGCCGACCAGCGAAGAAGTTGCATCGACTGTTTTTGGTCCTGCTGAAACAAAAGAGCAAAAGATCAACCGCGCTCTCGGTGGCCTTGTCGGTCCTTCTGCGCTTGGTAAAGCTCTTGGATTTGGTGTGCGTGGTGTTGTTGGCCGTCCTACTGCTGCAACGGCTGATCTGGCTAAGAAAGCTGAAGACCTTGGTTTTCGTTTAGAAGCTGGTCAACTTCGCGCTGCTGAGCCGACAGCAAGCCCCGGGTTTGCCCTTAATGCACCTAAGAACCAAAAGCTCGCCAATGAGTTGGTGACGGCTGAAACTGGCACAAAGGCGGAATTGATTACGCCTAAATATGTCGGTAAACGCCTCGAAGACCTCGGCAAGGTTTACGACAACATTTTCAACCGAACGATAAAAATAGATCGTGGTGCAGAAAATCAACTGAAAGCTATCATTGACTTTGAGAGCCGCGTTAATCCGGCTGCTGTGCGCTCTGCGGCTTCTGCTTCTCAAAATATCATTGAACGCTTTAATCAAGCTCGTCAGCAAACTGGTGCGACTGTTTCAGCCGTCGGCGTTGATGGCCGTGAACTTCAACGGTTGAGAAGTGAACTATCTAACATTGCTCGCACGGCATCAGACGCAAATGATCGTCGTATTGCTGGCAATTTTGTTGAAAGCATTGACAAGGCGATTGAACGAAGCAATCCAGCTTTGGCTGCTAAACTCTTGGATACAAACAAGAAATATGCGGTAGCCAAGACCCTCGAAGAGATGATTGAGAAGGGTTATATCCGTAGAGGACATATCAGCCTTGAGAAGCTTGGTGAGCATCTAGCTAACAACACCTATGGATTTGGCTCTGGAACCTCTCGTCACCCTCTTTACAACCTTGGCTATATGGGTCGTGAACTCAATATGCGGGCTTTGTGGGAAGGTGCGACAGGCAAAGCAGATGATGTGTTGAAGGCCGCTCTTGGAAAAGCCAGCCGCTTTGTTGGAGGTGCTACTGGTCTTCGCTCTCAAGCCGCTCGTCGCGCTCAGCGAGGTGAACCTATGCTGCCGGGTGAAACTGGCAAGCTTATGGGTGTTCCCTCTGTTGCTGCTCCAAAAGAGGGTGAGCGTTAATGGCTAAGAAGGACAAGGGTATTAACCCAGACCTCGAAAAGACTATCTCTCAGCTTCTTAAGGATGTTGAGAATGGCGTTATTGATGACGTTGATACAAAACTTAAGGTCATTGATAGAGCAATAAATCTTGAAAAAATAAAGCAGAAGGTTAATGATGACGCTTATGGGTCGGGTTTCTTCGGTGGAGAAGAAGAGTGAACCGCCTGCCCCGACCATTAGGAGGTCATCGTGGATGCTACTGTGCTTGCTATCGTGCGTATGAGCTTGGCGGTTATAACCGAAAGGCTATTGACCCTGTGTTCCCTCTGGATGACATTCGGAGTAACATGTTGGGCCATGTACGCACCGACTGTAGAGCGCCTGCAAATCGCGGGCGGTTTTGCACTCATCGTGTTCGTGCCATCGCTTATTAAGGAGCGCCGCCGTGAAGGAAGACAACAGCACCAAGAACCTCAATGAGCCTGCGTATCCTGCGAAGGCTACAAAGCCTCAGACCGTCCGTAATACGATGGGCATGGGTCACAACAGCTACACCCCCGGCAAGTGGCCGCAGGGTGGCTTGACGACTGTCTGGGACTATTCCGGGCGTCCTAACGACGTTAAGAACAGCCCGACCAGCAAGCCTGAGCGGAGAGGCTAATCATGGGCATTATGCCTTTCACTCCGCAGGGCAATACGGTCACATTCGTGGCCGCTGTTAGCCCTCCCACGCCCGTGCAGGCGTCTGGAACCATTATCGGGGCAACTCAATATCGGGTGCATAATACCGGTAATGTTGTCGTCTATCTTGGCTTTGGATTGACCTCTAATGCTGCAACAACAATGGCAAACACCACCGTAATAGGCTCAACCTTGAGCTTGGTTGGCGGTGGGGTAGAAATCTTCACTTTGAACGCTAACCAGTATTTCACTGGTGCTACCGCTTCTGGTACGGCTGTTGTCAACATCACTCCCGGTGACGGTGCTTAATGGTCTTTAGAGCAGCCAATACTTTGAATATCACCTATGCCTCTGGCAATCCGGGGTACTATGGCTCGTTCTATTCCAGCACCGATCAATCGGATGGCGTCAATACGCCAACCTTGATGTATGCCGAGAACACGGCTGATGCTGATGGTATCTCTATGGAGTTGGGTGATAGCGGCAAAAAGAGCCGCATGACCTTTGCTCATGCCGGAACCTACAACATTCAATTTTCGGCTCAACTACACAACTTAGGCGGCGGTGGTTCTGGGAACACTTTCAATATTTGGTTTCGTCTGGATGGGGCTAACATAGCCAATTCAGACACCAAAATGACGGCTCCCTCCAACGCGCCTTATGTGGTTGCTTCTTGGAACTTCATCGTAAGTGTTGCGGCTGGTCAGTATGTCGAAATGGTTTTCTCAACAGACAATGCGAATATTATTATAGAACATGAACCTGCGACGGCAATCAGTCCAGCTATTCCATCTGTTATTCTGACTGCTGTACAGGTGAGGTAATGGCTAAAAAGAAAAACCCATCGTTGTCTGTAGGCCGAGGCGAAAAGCTATCGGTTAAGGCTGGCGGTGGGCTGACGGCGAAGGGACGCGCCAAATACAATCGCGCAACTGGTAGCAAGCTCAAGGCTCCTACCAAGGACAAGAAGAACCCTCGCCATAAGTCATTCTGCGCCCGTTCCCGTAGCTGGAAGGGTGAGCGCGGCAAGGCGGCGAGGAGGCGTTGGGGATGCCGCTAAATGGATATGCAGAGCCTTATCAATTTAGGTCTTAGCTGTTTTATGGCTGGTCTGGGCTGGTTTGCCCGGCAGCTTTGGGATGCAGTCTCAGAACTGCGTAAAGACCTTCATAAAATTGAAGTCGATCTGCCCTCAAATTACGTCCAGAAAAACGAATACACAGAGACGATGAAACGCATCGAAATCATGTTCGAGCGCATCTTCGACAAGCTGGACAATAAGGCAGACAAATGAGTACGACAGAAGAAAAACAAGAGAAGATCGCTCTTGAGATGGCAGCAAGCGCCAGCAAAGGTGCGCTGGTCGAGAAGATCACGTTTGCTGGTATTCCGATCCTGTTTTCATGTGTTGTTTATCTTATGAACGCGCTGTCCACTGCCAACAATGAAATCATCCAGATCAAATCAAAGATTGCTGTGGTGGTGAACGCCGACAACAAGGCTATTCCTCCGCAAGGCACGACCATTGACATGGCCCAGATCAGGGAAAGCCTTAACGACAAGATAGACAAGGTAGAGAGGGATGCTGCTTTGGCCCGTGCTGCCATGACCCTTGATCGTGAGCGTTCAATGTCCTTGGTTGATAAGAGCCGTTTGGATATGGCCGCTGACGCCGCCCAAGCCCGTGCCTCTATCCGCTTTGACATGGAAAAGATGCGTGGCGAACTGGATAAGCGCATCCATCTTCTTGAACAGAAGGTCAAGTAATGGACCCGATCACCTTAAAGGTGGTCCTCATTGCTTGGATGTTAGACGTTCAAGCTGCCAAAGTTATGTATTTTATGCCCATTACGGTGATGCAAGATGATGCAACTTGTCAAAGAACGCTGGTCGAACTTAAAGAAACTCACAAGCGAGGTTATGCTTACAATCTCGAAGTTCGTGGCGCGTGTATTCCGGCGAACATAGGAGGCTAAGATGGACTTGCTTAAGAGTTTTGGCCCCCTGTTAGGTCAGGTTGCCCCCACACTGGCTACAGCCCTTGGTGGCCCTATGGCAGGATTGGCTGTCAAAACCCTATCCAATGTTTTGCTTGGTCATGAGGAAGGCACAGAGGACGATCTGGGCAAGGCTTTGAGCGGCGCTACGCCAGAACAGCTCGCTAACATCAAGCAGATCGACGCTGACTTCAAAACACGGATGAAAGAGCTTGATATTGACCTTGAACGCATCAGCGCCGGGGATCGTGACAGCGCCCGTAAGATGCACATGGAGACTAAGGATTGGGTTCCTAAAGTCTTGGCTCTTGCCATCACGATTGGCTTCTTTGGTATCCTCGTCTGGATGCTTGTGAACGGTATGCCGCCAAGCGGAACTGAGGCCCTGTTGATGATGCTAGGCGCTCTTGGCACAGCTTGGACAGGCGTTGTGAACTTTTATTATGGCTCGTCGGCTGGCTCTAAAGCCAAGACGGATGCCCTTGCGTCAAAGGAAGCAGGCAAATGATTGAGAACTGGGAAGCCGCTTTTCAGATGGTTTTGAAACACGAAGGTGGTTTTGTGAACAATCCTAGAGACCCCGGTGGGATGACAAATCTTGGCGTAACCAAGAAGGTCTGGGAAGAGTATGTCGGGCGTGAGGTTGATGAAGCCGAGATGCGGGCTTTGACCCCTGATGCCGTCAAGCCTCTCTACAAGAAGAACTACTGGGACAAGATCAAAGGCGACCAGCTCCCTGCTGGCGTTGACTATGCGGCTTACGATCTGGCTGTGAACTCAGGCACAGGGCGTGCTGCCAAATACTTGCAACAGATTGCTGGTGTGCCTGCTGACGGCATGATTGGCCCTAAGAGCCTAGAGGCAATCAACGGTTGCCCTGCTGATGAAGTCGTGGATGCTCTCTGCGATATGCGACTTGAGTTCCTTAAGCGCCTGCCGACATGGGGCACATTCGGCAAAGGTTGGGAACGGCGTGTAGTCGAAGTAAAGCACAAAGCATCCACTATGGTCGTTAGCTCTTAGTCAGCTCGCCTGAGAAGACGTAAGACCCAACGTGGCCCAAGTCCATCCAAGGAGCGGCGTAAATCTTACCGCCGTTCTGACGCCATAACTGACAGAAGTGATAGTCCTCTGACAGTAGGCGCTGCGTTCCTTCTTCGATGCTGGTGGCAAAGAACTCATGAATGTCCTGACCTACAGGCGTATTGCCTGATAGATCGACAACATCGTTCTTATACACAGGCACAACGTCCTTCAGCTTCTCGAAGACCTCGCGCTTGATAGCCATCATGCCTGTGCCGCCGTTCCAGATTTCGAGCGGTTCGTGCATAGGCACTGTGATGGTAGGTGCATAGTCCACAAGGTTAATGACGAAAGAGCCTGTGTGCTTGCTCAGTTCATTGTGAGGCACACAATTCTTCACAGCACCTTCAACTGTCAGCCAGTTGATTTCCTTTTTAGGATAGATGCCGCAGATCACATCCTTATCGGCTTGCAGGAGATGAACAACATCCTGCGCCCGGAAGGCAATGTCTGCATCAATGAAGAGAAGGTGTGTGCAGTCTGTTTTCAGAAAGTTAGATGCCATCGCGTTGCGAGCGCGGGTGATTAGACTTTCGTTGAACATGTTGCTTACCATCGCACCAATTCCGCTTTGAGACAAAGCTGGTTGAAGTTGCAGCATTGACTGATGGTAGAGACCAGCGCACATCCCGCCATACATAGGCGTTGCTATAAAAACTTTCATGATTGACCTTCTTCCTTAACCGGAGCGAACATCTGTGCCATACGCTTTATGTCTTCCTCAACTTGATCTTGAGGCCCCAACGGTGAAGGCATAGACACAGCTATTCGCCCCGGCTTCGCTTGCGCGAACTGTCCAGCAAAAGCCAGATAATTGATGCCGTCAACATAATTATCAGCTTTGCTACGGTTAGATTTGATGCGAGCCATCTTGAGAGCCATCATGAACATGTTGGCCTGCCAAGGAGTAAAAGCCTCGCCTGTCATTAAATTGTAGATTGAACAGACACGTTCAAACGTATCGTTTACATCGCCATATTCCTGACCACGATCTTCAAGCGTGGAAATGGCATTAGCCAGAACTTCTTTGTGATCCATCTTAGTCCCCTATTCTTGCTACCGACTTGCGAAGTTGCATCGTCGTGATTGCTTTGATCTTTTTGTCTATATGCTTAGAAGCGCGGTGTGCTTCCTTAGCTATCTGCTTTTGCCTCTGAAGCAGGATGATCTGCTCCAACGGTTCCGGCCTTGTCATCTTCCACCACAGGCGGGAAAAGAACCTTTGCATTTTCCACATCACGTTCTCCTACGAGGTCCAAGAAATCCTCTAACCGCAAAATGACAACGCTTTCACGCCTGTCGCCGCGACCGATCACCAGGAGCCGCTTACGCCCCCTGTCCGCTTGCCGCGCTTG